TCGCTGCATCGGCCATAACCTTGGCCTCAGTCGAATTCATGGCGTTCTGAAGCTGCTGCAAAGCCTCAAAAGACGCGCCAGTCCCGATTTCGAAACCAACTTCCAGCGTAGGCGACCCGTCCACCATGCGTTCGCCCCCTTACATTCGCGGTGCCCACGGCGGCGGGCAATTCTCGCTGTCGGATTTGTTCTTCTGCGCAACGTAGGCGACAGAGAGTTCGCGAATGAGCTTCGCTTCAAAGGCTGACAGCTGCACGCCTGTGTTCTGCTGCCAGTAGTGTATTTCGCGCCAGCTGATCGGGCTTTCGCCCATGCCGTTGCATTCCGTCAGGCCGATCTCGACCAGCCATTGCAAGATATGAGGCGCAGGGTTGGGCGGCATCTGCACTTGGATCTTGTCCCGCTGATAACGGTCGATCCGGCTTAGATTGTCACCGCCCTGCTTGGCCCGTTTGCTGCCTTCGCGCGGCTTAGGGACAGCGTGCAACCAGCCTAGATGGCGGGCGTAGAGTGTTGCTCCGTCCCGGAGTTTGCGATGAAGTTTCCCGTCTCGCCTAGCGCCTTCTTGACCTGCGTCTTGAAGTGGACGGTCTTCTCATTGAGATAGAAGGACTGGAACTTGTCAAAATCGGAGGTGCCTTCGGGCACCGGCCAATCGAAGTTCTCGAAACGCGAGGTGATGGATGCAAGGTCTTCGGCCTGCTCTTTTGCGGTCTGCTCAGGCGAGCCGACAGCCATCTCACCATCGTTTTGCTTCATGCGCTTCAGCGTGCGCGTAGTCTGGCGGCTTTCCATGGCAGCGAACTGCTTGGTGCCGGGACCATAAACGACGATCTGAACTGGCTTGCCATCGTCATTGTAGAGATAATCGCCGCGAAGCCCCTTAAGGTGGATAGAGGCGGTGTCTGCGGGAAACTCCTTGGTAATATCGAACATGTTTTAGCCTTTCGCGGTAAGGATAGGGTGCGCCGTCTCATTCCGGCCAACCGCGATGGACGCGGACGAGACGGCGCATAATGTCCGGTGTCGCGGTCACCGGTAGAGAGTGTTAGGGAGCGGCAACCCGAATGACCGGGGTGTTCGCTTCGATGGTCGGCGCTGCGGTGACGATGTCATCCGCCGTGCCGATGCTTTCCGGCATCCCGAAAACAGGCCCTTGGAAGTAACGGATTGCACCACCCGGCAGGGTGATCTTCACCGAAACATAGGTGTTCTCGGAGTCGTCCGATGCGGTCTGAAGGATCGCCTGACCAGCATCGCCATCGTCCAGTGCGATGGTCGGGTTGATCATGCCTTCGTCGCGCGAACCCTTCAGCTTCAGCTTGGGGCCGTTCAGCGGCTGAAATTCAACCTTGTTGAACGAAGCACCGATGTCGCCAAGATTGCTGACGTTCGACACTTCGGTGTAGGTCAGCGCGGCATAGCCGGATGCGTCTTCGGTGGCCGGAGCCGATGCGGAAACAGCGAGGACCGTGCCCGCCGCAGTATTTACGCCCATTGTATTCTCCTATGGTGGCGAGCCGGATGATCCGGCGAAAATACCCGCGCGGTCGGGTAACTGGTTCAGGCCGATTTCTCGGCCTCGGAAGGCTTGATCAGCCCTGCGTAGAGATAGTTGGAATGCTCACCCTCGGTGAACTCAGCCGTCTTGCTCTTGGTGAAGTTCTTCTTGGTGCCCGAGTCCCTGAAATCCTTGACCGGAACCGCCTTGATCATCTTGGCCATTCTCATTCTCCTTTTGCTCAGACCGGCTCGTTAAAGCTGGTCATGAAGTCTTGTGTCTGTTCAAAGGTGTTTCCCGGCCCGATCACATCAGGCCCCGTTCCGGCGTTAATCACCGAAGCATTCTCAAAACCGGCGATGGTGCCGAACTCCCCGGCGCAGGCATCGCGTGCCAGCTTCAAAAGACTGCGCTGTTCCCGATAGCTTGCCGCCCGAACGGTGACCGAAACCCGCTCCTTCACGCGCACGTAATTGCCGCGCGTCAGCGTGACCCGCTCAACCATGCTGACCGACCGGACCAGCAACGCAGGAAGCGCAACCCCATCTGGAAGCTGCCCGGCCTTGATCGTGGCTGTGATGCTTGGGTCGGCACCCAAAAGCGCGCCGATGATGGAGACTCCGCTCATTCGTCGTCACCTCATCATATCTATTGACATTAGGCCAATAATGCTCTTTCTTTGACCCTAGAAATTAAGGCTAGAAAGGATGGCAATGTACTTTAAGGAAGTGGCAAATAGGCTTGTCAAACACTACGGCATCCCGCCTGAGCAGCATTCGGCCTTTCTGGGGCGCATAAAGCACCTTCAGAGGATCGGCTGGCCTGTTGGGTCCAATACGGGGCGAGGCAAACAGGCAACATACGATGAGCGCATGTACCGTGAAATCCTATTCACCATGGAACTCTGCGCTATTGGGATCACACCAGAGCGCTCAATTGAGATTGCTAAAGCCAACCTTCCGCTCTTGCACTCAACTGCTAAAGCTGGCGGGGAATGCACTCTGCACTGCCCTTCGAGTTTTGGCGGCGACACACCCAACACCACTATCCGCGTCAGTCTAACCACAATGCAGCGACGCGAAGCGGCTTAATTTTCGTCGCCCTCCGGCACCTCGGCCCCGCCAATGCCCTCGCGCGCCAATCGGGTGTTGATGTAGGCTTGAGCCTCGGCAATCGCTTCACCGGCCTTCAGATCCAGCGCAGGACGCAAAAACGGATGCGGACGAGCGCCGGGGTGCAGCACGGTCTTGCCGACCGGCTCGCCGTTGATGACCAGCACGCCCTCTTTCGCCTTGCGGTTGATCCGGCCCACGCTCATGCCTTTACGCTGGCTGTCATCGACTGAGATGTAATGCGGCGCGGTGCCGTATTCTTCCCAAGGTGCGAGATAAGCCCCCGGACCTTGCGTCTTAACCTTGGACACGACCCTGCCCTGCTCGGCGGGTCTGGTCTCGATCTTGATCGAATCCCTGACTTCGCTTGATTGAGTGCGCAGCTTGGCCTCGTCCGCAATGACCTTTGCCGCCCGCCTCGCTGCGCCGCGCAAAATCTTCTCTTCAAGGGCTGGCGGGATAGCGGCAAAATATGCCTTTACGTCCGTTTTGCCCTTTACCGTTGGCATCAGGCGTTGCCTGCGGTGCTGTAGTCTTCCACCATGAACTCAATCATGCGGCGGCGGCCCTCGCCGGTCACTTCCGCAGGCGGGGTCACAATATGCGCCGTTCGTTCAGTTACCCATTCACCGCCAATCGTTCCGCCAACGAGCACCCGCATCGCTGCGGTAATATCCGTGCGGTAGTAGATCCGAACACGCGAAGGCCGGGTTGCGATGTTCAGCCCGTCAGCCAGTCGCTCGCCACGGCTCGGCAGTTTGTCTTGGATGTCGGCCCAAACCTCAGCGACCTGTTCCCATTCTTCAGAACCGGCACCATCGAACGAATTGTCGGCTACCTTCCGCTCAATACGGACTAGCCTGTCAAATTCCCCCGCATTCATACGCCCATCGCCATATATGGCCGACACAAGTCCCTGACCGCCAAGGGCAGTTCACTTGGATTGGTGTTAGATACGCTGATGGCATCACGGTTTTTCTCGTAGTGTGCGGTCAGCATCAAAGCTGCCATACCCAAATCGTCGGGCACCATTTCGAAGCCTGCGGTGTAGGTCAGGGTAATGGGGGTATTCGTCGCAATCAGCGGCCAAGTTGATGCGGGATAGATCCGATCCCGAACAATCATGGCATCGGCAATGGTCTGCGGCGCGTTGTCTATGTCAGTATAGTCAATCGAAAGGCTTGCGGGTTTGGGTCCGTAGAAGAGCGGCATGTGTGCACTGAAGCAGCTTGCCTCCTGCTCAACCTCGCGCCTTGTCAGAAGCTTTCCGGTGTGGTTCTCAATCCATCTAATTGCCGCGTTTAGACAGACCTGTATTTCCAGATCTTCGTCGTCATAAGGCTTGCGCAAATACCGCTTTGCAAGCGCCAGATCGAGCGTCGGCGTGACAGGCGCTTCGCCCTCGCCCAGCAATCCCAAGGCGGCGTAGATTGCGAGCATCAGGCCAGATCCTTAATCGTAAAGACCGATAACCGTGCCGGTGCTGACAGCGGTGATTTTGGTCGGCCTGCCAGGAAGCGGGCCAGCGCTCGTCATCGTGAACGTGGCAGCAATGCTGTCCGAACCTTCCATCGTGACCGTGCAGGCCTGATTGACCCAGACAGCCTTCGGAACAGGCGAAAGGGTGGACGCCCCCGGCGAAATTGCCGCCCAGCGCCCTGCAGGCGTCGTGCGCGCCGAAGTCGTCTCGGTCGCTGCGCCCGTGGGCAATGGCAGCGATGCCGCGCTGATCGGCTGCGTGGCCGGATAGAAAGTCCCGGTCACTGCAACGGGATTGGCAATGGAAACGGGCTGTGTGGCCTGCCAAAAGGTGCCGGTGACTGCGACAGAACCGGTCACACCGACATTGCCCGATACCGGCTGCGTAGCAGGGTAAAACTCGCCAGTGACCTCTACAGGATCTGCCAGCGAGACAGGCTGCGTTGCCTGCCAGAAGGTGCCGCTGACCGGCAGCGGGTTGGATGTCGAAACATCAGATGCCGCACCGTCTGCGCCAATGCTGATCTTGGTGCGCGGATAGTGAACGCCGCTAATGTCATCGGTCGCAAGAACCGATCCTGCAGCTGGTGCGGTGATGTTGTCGGCCATCAGTCTTGCGCCTCATTAAAAATGGGGAGCGTGGTCGAAATCTCTTCGCCGTTGCTCAGTGTCGTGACGAGTGAATTGCCCTTCGTATACTGAGCGACAATGGATGCGCCGTCCTTGCCAGCCTCACCCTTCTCGCCTCGTTCGCCGCGCTTTCCCTTGGTGGCCGAAAGCATCCAGCCGGGGCCGGGGAGTTCGCCTGGATTGTCGTACTTCGCCCGCCATTCCGAACCGTTGAAGCTGACAACATCCATTGCCCGATATTCGGCTTTCGGATCATGCAGGCCCTTGGCCTCGCCGGGGTAAGCGTCTTTCCCGTCCGCACCCTTTGGCCCTTCTGGACCCTGCGGCCCTTCCGGCATTTCTACTTCAAAAATGGTATGGATCTCGCCCAGCTTGAAAGTGAACTCGACCGTCTTGCCGTCCTGATTGACAAGGATTTCGTCAACGTCCCTGCCATCGCGGCCACGTTCACCGGCAGGACCCTGCTTGCCTATCTCGCCAGTATCACCCTTTTCGCCGACCGGACCTTGTGGTCCAGCCTCACCCTGCGGGCCGATGTCTCCCTGAGGAC